TCTATGTTTACTATTCAAATATATTTCCAAATGAAATATACAAGAAGCGACACCCGAATATGTCGGAAGAAGAATTGAATTATGTTAAAGAGAATTACAGAAACCCTGCAATGGTGGTCTTCTCGAAAGCATTAACAGAATTTAAAAAGATATTTAACGAAAAGAATTTTGAGTTTGAAATTCAAGATGAAGAGATTTTAAACTATTTCAATGATTATGAAATATTTGATTTCTTTAAAAACATTTACACTGATGGCGAAATAATAGAACCTGAAAGTGTTTTAACATTTCACATTAAAGAAGCTCCGATATCGGAGGATGGTAGGATAATACAAAATGAAAGGATACCAATACATCCTTATATTGTAAGTCCACAAAAGATAATTTACAAAGATAAAACTACTTTAATTTTCGAGGTTAAAGGCGAAAATAAGTATAACTATATAAAAATTGAAGAAGGATTAACCTATTCTTATTACTCATTTAATGACGTATTAAGAGATAGGGAGGTGCCACCTGTAATAACGATTCAAATACCTTTTGAGGGTCAATTTTGGAGACCAGTAGATGGGATAAAAGTAATCGAAAACAATGAGCTACATATAAAGTCATATTTTGACAAAGCGACTCCTAAATTAAAGGATATAATCTTTAATTCGATTGATAGGAGTATCATTGAGGCGAGGTTTAATTACCCTCAAGCTTGGAGGTATGCCGACACGTGTAACGAATGTAGCGGGGAAGGGGAATGCACCGATGTAGTTGATGACCAAGTTTGTCAAGTGCAATGTAAATCATGTAAAGGGTCTGGATTTAAAAACGAACCATCAATATTAAGAACCTTACAAGTGCCGTTTCCACGTCAAGGGATTGATACAGGAATAGCGCCACCATTTGCGGGTTTTTTAACACCACCAACCGAACCACAAAAGTATTTAACAGAAAGAATTGAAAAGGACCTAGAAATGGTTTTCGATTGGCTAAATGTAAGCTACTCAAATACTAATGTAAAAGGGTCTGAAACAGCGTTGGGTAAAATGATTGATAGAGAAGAGCGATACTCTACTTTATCTTTATTCACTCAGGATATGTTAGCTTCGATGCAATGGTTTATGAAGATGTGGGAAGGCTTAATGTTTGGAACTGAATCCATAAATGTAAGTGCTAACTTTGATTTCAAAGTAGTTAGCTTAACAGAGCAAAACGCTACTTATACGGAGTTACTAAAAGAAAGCGCACCACTATATATTTTACAAGGATTACTTTATGATATCTATAAGAAACGTGGCGAATTAGAATTGTTTGAAATAGTAGATAAATATTATTTATATCTAAATTTCACTGATTTAAGAAATGCGGTTGCAAGTGGAATAATTACTAAAAAAGCAGCAGTAATTTCAATGTATTGTCAAAAATGGGTTTATACCGAAGGAATTAATATAAACAACGCTGGCGATATATTTTCAGAACTTGCAGATGAAATCTTAATGACCGAAATCATAATCTAATGGATTTTGAAAAATTACTAGAAAAATTAATAAAAGAACTTTATGAAAATGATATGCTTAAGCTGGAAAAAATTGACCAGATTGATGACTTCATTGATAAAGTTTTAAAAGAAGAAGGTTACCTTGACTACATACGTTCGTTTAAAAGCGATTTTAACAGCGCGGTAAAAGAAACACTAAAAGCATTCGGCGAAACGTCTTCAGCGGGCTTAAAAGCATTAGAAGATGCAAGTTTAAAAAACTTTTACCGAAATATGCAAACGGTAATTGATACCGAAATCAAACAAAAGATTAGAGATTCCATTTTACTTTATAATAACGAGGGTAACTTAGCTACGTTTCGGCAAACAATTACGGGATTAATTGATACGGGTAAAATTACTAATAACATAGCTGCAAGGGCTGATGATTTTGTAACGATATTCAAAAGAACTTCCACTATTACACTTGGAAATGAAAAAGGGGTTAAATATTATCGTTATGTGGGCGGTACAATAGACAGTAGCAGGTGCTTTTGTGAAAGGAGGGTAAATAATATATACGATAAAAAAGAGATTGAAAATTGGAGCAAAACTGATTGGGATGGTAAAATATCGGGGACAAATAAAGTAAGTATATTTAGTCTATGTGGCGGCTGGTCATGCAGACATTCATTAGTCCCGATAAGCGAAAAAAGAGCCTTATCCGAAGGCATTAATAAATATAATTCTGTAGGGTGTAATGAAAAGCGACCTAAAAAGAAAAAGAAATAATTGTAAAAAATAGTTAAAAAATATACTATTTTGTAAAAAAGTTTTATATTTGCATAAAATTTAAAACTTATGAATGATTATCAACAATTTTTAGAACGAAAAAGGCATAGCATAGGAAACTATGGCTTTAAAGCAAATTACATTCCTGATATAGCTTTTGACTTTCAAAAACACGTTATAGAAAAAGCAATTGAAAAAGGTCGAATAGCAGTATTTTTAGATACAGGACTTGGCAAAACTTTAGTACAATTATCTATTGCAAAAAACATCGTAAACCACACTAATAAAAAGGTTTTAATATTGACACCTTTGGCGGTTGCATTTCAATTTGTTTTAGAAGCTGAAAAATTAGGTATTGAAGACGTAGAATATTCAAAAGACGGAAAACATACTAAAAAAATAGTTATTTGTAACTATGAACGTTTACATTATTTTGATTCAAATGATTTTGAGGGTGTTATTTTAGATGAAAGCTCAATATTAAAAAACTTTGACGGCAAAATAAAAAACTCAATTACAGCTTTTATAAAAAAAATACCGTATAGATTTTTGAGTACAGCGACTCCAAGTCCTAATGATTTTATAGAACTAGGTACAAGCTCTGAAGCTCTAGGATATATGGGATATATGGATATGCTTACAAAATTCTTTAAAAACAATCAAAACGATACTGGAGGAAATAATAATATAGGCGAAAAGTTTTATTTAAAGCCACACGCTGAAAAAGATTTTTTTGCGTGGGTAAATCAATGGTCAATTATGGCAAAGATGCCTAGCGATTTAGGATTTAGCAATGACCGATACAATTTACCTGAATTGATAGTAAATAAGCACGTTGTTAAAAATCAAAGTATGTTTGATTCAAATGGTCAAATGTTATTATTTACACCTATTGCAAAATCAATGACCGAAGTAAGACACGAGCAAAAACAAACAGAAGAAAAAAGATGTGAAAAGGCTATTGAATTGGCAAATGGCAAAACTTCTGTTTATTGGTGTAATACAAATAATGAAAGCAGTATTTTAAAGGAACTTGACAAAAATGCTGTTGAAATTATAGGTAGCCAATCAATTGACAAAAAAGAAGAAATACTTTTGGCTTTTGCAAATGGAGAAATTGAAAGATTGATTACAAAGGCAAAAATGACATCAATGGGTTTAAATTGGCAACATTGCAATCACTCGGTATTTTTTCCAACTTGGAGTTATGAACAATACTACCAAGCTATTAGACGTTTTTGGAGGTTTGGACAAAAAAATGATGTAGTTATAGATATGGTTATTTCAGACGGACAAACAAGGGTTTTAGAAGCCTTGCAACAAAAAACGCAAAAAGCAATTGAACTACATAAAAATTTAACTGAAAATGTAAATCGTAGTTTTGAACATAAGAAAAAAGAATTTAATAAAGAAATAATTAAACCAAATTTTATATAACAATTTAAAAATAAAAAAAATGGAAAATTTAGTAAAAGACCAATTGGTAACAGAAAATTATGCAATCTATAATAGTGATTGTATGGAAGTTATACCTACATTAAATGATCAAAGTATCGATTTATCGGTTTATAGCCCTCCGTTTGGAGATTTATATACATATTCAAGTTCCGAAAGAGATATGAGTAATGTATCTAGTCACGAAGAATTTTTAAAACAATATGAGTTTTTAATAAAAGAAATGGAAAGAGTTACAAAAAATGGAAGAATAAATGCTATACATTGTACAGATTTATTCAAATATAATGGCGCATTAAGTGATTTTCCAAGTGAAATAATAAAACTTCACGAAAAACACGGATTTACCTATATGAGTAGAATTACAATTTGGAAAGAACCGCTACAAGTTAGATTAAAAACAATGGTTCAATCACTGATGCATAAATATATAGTTGAAGATAGTACAAAGTGTTATCCAGCAATGCCAGATTATATATTATTATTTAAGAAAAAAGGTGAAAATAAAGTACCCGTAGAACATCCATTTGGATTAACCCATTATGCAGGAGAAACTCCAATTTTACCTAATATGTTAAGAGCGTGGAATAATGCAAACAATACAAACTTTACAGAAAACGAATTGTGGGAACATCTTTTAAAAACAAAAGAAAATAATAAAATAAGTAAGTTGAATCATTATATTTGGCAAAGATATGCTTCTAGCGTTTGGGATGACATAAGAGTAGAAAATTGTTTACCATTTAGAAATGCTAAAGAAGAAGACGATGAAAAACATATAACCCCAACTCAATTAGATGTAATTGATAGAATAATTGACTTATACTCAAATCCAAATGAAGTAGTTTTGAGTCCATTTATGGGGTGCGGTAGTGATGTTTACAGCCCCGTTTCAATGGGTCGCAAAGCAATAGGAATAGAGCTAAAAGATAGCTACTATAAACAAGCTATTTTAAACTTAAAAGAAGCCGAAAAAAGATTTAAAAATAAAAAAGGTTCTCAATTACAATTATTCTAAATTAAAGCCTCTTTATAGGGGCTTTTTATTATTTTAATTAACAAAAAAGTAAAAAAGTATTTGCATTAAAAATAAATATCTTATCTTTGCATAAAATTTAAAACTTAAATATGAAAAAACAATTATTAATCGACAATTCCTTAAACGTTTTTGCTCTAATACTAATGGTAATAGTACTTTTACCTTACGAGCTTAAGCCTTTTACAATTCCAAACGTTTTATTTTTTATAGTAGCGCTTTTAAGTGCTAAAATTTACTTTAAATTAAAAAGATATGTACGAATATAATAATGAATCCCTAACTTTTATAGAGCGAAACGACCATGAAATAAAACTAAAAAAGAAAAATAATTTGATTATAATTCTTTCAATTGTTTGTTTATCCTTGCTTTATTTTAATTATTTAGCCTATTCAATGTTAGGAGATTATCAAAAAAAAGAGCATCAAATTGAGGTGTTAAATGATAGTATTCAAAAGAAGAATTTAAAAGTAGTGGATTCGTATATAGAAAGCCTACCATTCAAGAATAAAACCTTGATTAAGAGGCAATACAGATTAGAAAGTAATTATTTAAAATCTAGTTTGGTTAGTACAAACTGCAATTTATTTGGGATGAAAGCAAGCTCAAGAAAGCACACGTATAAGAACATTAAAAATGGCTACGCTAACTATTCCACTTGGCAAATGAGCGTATTAGATAGATTGATGTACGAGATTTATGTAGGCACTTCTTTAAAAGGCTACGCTGAAGATTCAAATTACTTTGAAAAGCTAAATAAAATTAAATTATAACGGCTGACAATAACCGTCAGGTGGGGATTTAATTGCACCGACCTTTCAAACTGACGTAAAGCTCAATAGGTGCAGATAGCTTCAATGTGGCACATCGTCCCCACTTGCGGTTATTGTTTGTTATAGGGCGTTTATTTTACAATTATGACAGAATCAGACAGAAAGTATTACGAAGCAAGAGAACGTGAAGATGCTAAAAGGGCAAAAGCGTTATCAAAAGCCGCTTATCGTGGCGAAAAATCAGTTGAATGGCACAAGACTAATCAACTCACGGCAGCAACTTTGCCCGACTTCAAAAAGGCAATGAAACAAGCTGATAAGGAATGGGAGTCTTTAAATGCCCTATAACGTTTTGCGGCTAACCGAAGGCGGTGATTTAACAGAATAAATTAACTTAAAAAAACAAAACAATGGAAGAGCAATTAACTATCAAAAAAGCACGAAGCCACCGCTTTTGGTTAGGTGGTGTTATGTGCCGTTTATTTCATCACATTAGAACTATTGAAGAGTGTAAATTCATTGATAGAGTTGATGGTAAGGAAGTAGGACAATATGAGTGTTGTCGGTGCAATAAAAGATTTATGGCTAATTCAAAACGTAGTTGGTTTCGTGTCTATAATTAAATGGCACATAACGTTTTGCAGCTAACAGAAGTGGCTGCTTGTAAGAACTTCTGAATTTAAAACAAATGCTTGTAGCAGCCATTTTTGTTAGGTGCTGTTATAAGCTGTAAAAATTACGGATATGAAATATTATAACTTTAGAATTACAAACTTAGGAATGGGTTGGTTTAGATGGAAACCAAAGTATATGAAAAAGAACTCAAAATTTGATAGGGCATATTTCTTTATGTTCAATTGGAGAATAGAATGGTGGTTTACAGATAAACCTGAGTAATTTTTATTGCTTATAACTCTCAATAGTATGAACATTTTGTATTACAATTATGCGAAAATACACAAAAACAAAGGTAATTCGGATTTCAGAAGAACAACATCAAACACTTCAAAAAATGA